GATACCGTGTCTATGCTACTCGATGACTGGTCATTCGATGAGGAATGGCTTACAGCCATCATGGGCCGTATGCCCATAAAACTTGATTTGGATGACATGGAGATAACCTTGCGGCATACTTATGTCCACAACGGATATTTAAATCAAACCGAAACAGTTTCGTTTTGGTTGATGGAAAAAAGTTAAGGGTGGGGGGCCTGGACCTCAACCCTGTGCTGCCATCCTCCAGACTGAGCCTGGGGTTCCACCTTCAAAGTGTCTTATGCTCATGAATTCACCCATAAGCCCTCTTGACTACTCGACATCTCCGGCAGATCTGCTTTTCCTTCTTTTCGTCGAGCCAGGTCCATTCATGGGGGCATTGGCTGTTCGCTCCGAACTCGTCTTTGATCGTGCCACACTTCCTGCAGATGAGCGGGTTCCTCATGCCTGCTACCCAGACATCCGGGCCCGGTTTTTCCCATACATGATTGCACTCGATACGATTAAAATCTTCTGGTGTAAGTCGGTTCAACCTAATATCTCCTCCTGCTTCTGCCGGTGCTGATGTATCTGGCTATGGCGATGTTGTTCTTGTCTGAGTACTCCTGGAGGCCGCCGAAGGTGCGCTGCATGTACTCTATGGCTTGGCCGGTCTGGTCGACCTGATCATCGTTTCTTGATCCCGGGAAGTTTACCATTTCTGAGATGTACTCGTTTGTCCAGTCCGCATTCCTGATCCATACGTTCTTAGATTGGAAATAGGGAGTAACGGCGGCGGCTCTGGCCTCTTTGGTCCTTGTTGGTGGTACGAGAATTATTCCACCAATTTCTGTATGAAGCATGTCTTGAATAGCCTCACCATTTGCCGCTTTCTCGAATAGCTTTGCGGATATTGAAGGGTAAGCTAGGAGAATCCTTCGGATCTCGGCTAAAGTCTCAGTGAAACTAAGCTTGGCATGAAGCTCATAATCTAGGTACATGTTAGGTGGTTTCCAAGCCCAGACCCCAATAGCTACATAGTCCCTTGATTCACCTTTCCCAAATGTGGCATCGAGGGATAGAATCCAGTCATCCGGTTTAACTGGAAGCTTATCATAGAACTGGAACCAGTCTCGCTGGAACATCGCACCGGCTTTGGGACTTGGTCTCTGTTGCATCTGGGCCGCATAGACATACTCCCGGGTTTTGTACTCTTCGACCTGAGCCCATCCTTCGCGCTCAGGCCAGAGAAGCTCTCCTTCCTTCCGAGAGTGGATTAGCTTATGCCCAGGAAGAGGTGAGTAGAGATCCTCATCCTGCTCGGCCACAAGAGGTAGCCTAAGAAGAGTCCAGCCGTTTTTCTGGAGTACATGGCCCGTCAGGTCAGTTACGTCTACCCCCGTGAGGGCCCCGGTCATATCATGCTGGTGAAGACGCTGCTGGATGCCCACGATGGTTCCGTTGATCTTGTCGTTCAGCCTGCTCTGGAAAGTGTCATAGTACCATTCGTTCGCCCTTTCTCTCTCGACCTCAGATAGGGCTCGCTTGGGGTCCGTAGGATCATCGATTATAAGCCGATTTCCACCACGGCCAGTCGTTCCCCCTTCAACCGATGTGGCTAACATCTCGCCCCAATAAGTATTAGCGAAGTCTGCCTGGGTGTTTTGGTCTACCCTCAGAGCCATTGGCCATCGGGATTGATACCAAAGAGAGGTAATGAGGTCCCGACGCTTTCTGGAATGGGCGGTGGATAAGCTGTAGCCATAACTGGCGAATACCCATGTCTGATGAGGATTTAGTGCAGCCCATTCCCAACAAGACCAGAGTATTGAGACAAGAACGCTTTTCATATACCGAGGAGGAATGTTGATCCAGAGCCTCTTGATAAGTCCCAGGCTGACGGCCATAAGGTACTCACAGATCAGGACTATGTGCCAGTTATCGATGTACGGAACTCCAGGCTCGATGATCGGCCAGGCTTGCTTAACGAAGTCGTGGAGGTGCTGCTCTGCATTAACCTTCAACCTGGCATCTATGTCTTCAAGCAGCTCAATTTTTCCCTGTCGATTATCGTGGTTTTGTTGGGCGTTTGGGATTGTGTTCCCGGACATGTGGAATAATACCTCGAAGGGTTTTGTCAAAGTATTGATATGTTGGTTATTCCCTACTGAAATGCTGCGTTCTGATTAAGATTCAGGAGGATAGTTCACAGAATTTTCGTTTTGATTCGATAGCACCGAATGTTCTTTTCGAGATAATTCATTGATTGCTTGACCTAATGTGGTTTTCTGTTCAGAGAGAGCATCAAACCCCAACATAGAGTATTGCTCCTGGATGCGGCGGTCTAGCTCCTCAACTGGAACACCGGCATATCTGATATCGGATTGGATCGGCCCGCCGTTAGATCCTGTCAGTTGGACGTTTCGCTTATCTGACCACCTCTCAGGAACCCTGTTATACAAGTAGACCTGGATTGCGGTCACATTCCCTGACTCGGCTGCATCGAATAGTGCATCTTCTACAATCTCATTCTTTTTCGATGCCTGGTCCATCTCAGCTTCGTCAAGTGCATCTGCCAATGCAGGATCGTCTTTGATGTGGGCGGATAGCGTCTGTCTGGTGATACCGACCTCTGCGAGAGCAGCGGATCGCCTCATCCCATCCTCTCGGATCAATCTAAGAAATTCTTTCTTTTTCTTGGTCGTAAATTTGTAAGCTTTGATTTTGTAAGGATTCTCTTGATTCTCTTCAGATTTTCCTTTTGCTTTATTTGATCTCAGTTCTTTCTTTTGCTTCATTTCTTTATCACCGCGCCCCAATAGATCATTGATGATCTGAGATATAGCGACTTTTTAACTACCTTATAGGGTTTAATATATTCTTCAAACCATGGGTAGATATATCTTTTGAAATAAAAGTTGTATGCCTTTCTACGTTCCTTCAGATCCAAATTGCGTAGGATCTCCCCATCTGGTTTCTTGAAGGTTCCTGTGCGAATGATCGATTGCCTAACTCCATCCGTAAAAAACAATGTTAGATGGTCTGCCTTGTTTGCGTTTATCCAAAACGACTTAAAGCTGTTGTACGGCATATTATACGCATCAAAGTCTCCAAGGGTGAATGCATCAGGAATGCCTAGAAAAGGCCATAGATCACAGTCATATACTTTGATATTCGACTCTTTAAGCCTGGATGACGCAGTTTTCACTCGAGTGGGGTCTAGGTCTGCGCCGAAGATCTTATATGAAGAATAGAGTTCTGCAGCCAGATCGCCATCACCGATATAGGGGATATATGCTACACCACCAGTTCTAGGGGGCATGAGTTTCTTTCGTAAGGCCACCTTGCGGAAAAACTGCATGTGCTGTTTCTTACCAGATGACTCAAACATTCCAGGAACCATAGTTTTACCATGAGTTCTACAAGGTTAATAACCTTTCTCATCAAAACGAACCGCATTATTAGGGAATCTAAGGGAATTCGGAGTGATTTCTGAAATTGTGGTAGGGGATAATTTTATTCACGGCCTATTTAGATTTCGTTTAAGGCGACTTAATCAAATGAATGGGTTGTAGAGATTGGGTTGTAGAGATTTGGGCGATAATAATAATCCTTGTGTTGCTCATTCTAATTTTATCTTAATTCGGATGATTTATATCCTGATTGTCTGTGCCGATTGATGCCGATTTTTTAGCTGTTAACTGCTTGATAGATATCAAGCAAGCCTATTTCAACAAGAAGACGAGAAAAAGAGAAATTATGAAAGGGAGAGTTTGACATCAAATTGATGCTCAATGTTGTTCTTGTTCTCCCAGTAGTTCAAAGAGCTGTCGATGTAAGATATATCTATGCCGGCCTTTCGAAGCATGGTTCCGAGCAGCCATACAAAGCGAGGTTCTAAACGATATCTTTTCATAGATATACCCTAAGGTCGTTCTTGATGTAGAACTCTTTACCGTAATGCTTCAGGCGGTCAATTGCCTTGTGCCCAAAATCTGCCCAATCTATGCTTTTTCCGAGAGTATTGTGATTGAGCTTCCCGACTTTGAAGAGATCTACATGCTCATGCATGTCTTTAATGATCTGGAGGGTCTGACTTGGATCTATTACTGGCTCCAGGCTAACCCATGTCTTTATGCCTTTTGAATGAGCTAACTTGATCGCCTTGAATCTATCTTCTGGTTTAGCAGCTATTGGCTCCCATTTGAGAGAATCTGCCGCATCAATGAAAGTCAATGTGCTGGCAAAGACATCATTCGGGCCGTAAAGCTCAAAGTCTCTGGCCGCCCGCATTCCCCCTTTCGTTAGAACCTGGAAAGGCACACCATACTTCCTAAAGAGCTTTATGGCTTTCCGCGTGGTTTCTGTGGCACTTTCGCATGGCTGATACGGATCACACGTAAAGCTCATGAGTACTGGTTCGATGAACATCCCGCTAAGCTTCTTAAGATCAGATTCCAGCTTTCCGAAAATATTTGCTCTTGGTGTAGCCCTGCTGAAGGATTCCCGGGTCTTCCGTGTGGCCGAGGGTGCATAACAATAAATGCATCCATGCTCACATCCAGAAAACAAGTTAGCGGCTCTAGCCGCATATTCTCTAGCTCGACCTGCTGGCTCATATATGACCTCCAGTTTAGATGGAGCGATTGTTCTGGCACCAAATGTAGTTTGCATTTTTACCTCACCGTTAATACTCTTTGAATATAGTTATGTAGTATGTTTTATAGTATTAGTAGTTTTTGCCTCGCTGATGGCGATTTAGTTTTTGCTTGACGGCTTATGAGTGCCCCGCCTGGGCTTCCTTACTTCACTGAGTGGCCGATCAAAAAGAAAATGTTTCGGCTTGGTTTCAGGGTTCAGGAACCTTATGACCTTCCTCAGTTAGCACATCCCAGAAATCCTGATCTACTTTGTCAGTTAGCTTGACTCCTCTTACGCTTATCAAGGCCTGA